CGTTTCCTCAACGCTACCATCATCTATGAAGCCAAAAGGAGTCAATTCATCCTCGATTTGCAACATCTGTTGCTTGTAGATTCTTTCACGGACATTCACATCCGTGAGTTCTCTGAAATACTGATTGGTGGTCAACCATCCAAACAGCACCAGAGTCATCACTAAATCGTCGTGATAGCCTTCATCAGCCACGTAGCTGCCACTCTTTTCCACAAATGTCGAGAATTCATGAATGGTGTCGGCATCAAATATATTTAGTTTTTTCTCTTCCAGTAAACTCTTGATGGCGAAACACCCTTGACGTTTCACCGTCTTGGTGGTTCTGACACCCAACGTTGTGGACTTGGAGAACCCAGGACTGATGTAGGTTTGATTGTTCTCTTTCACAGTGCTCAAGATGTTTTCATACTCCAGTTCTGAGTACAGGATGTCAGCAATCTGTCCTCCAATGTCATTGGTTTCCACCAGCACCATGGCATTGTTGTAATCTTTGGCTGTCTTGCGTATCACTTCTGGGAACAACATGGGAGCAATGGTGTTGTTCTTGAATCTCCCCACCAGTTTGTAAGGCATATCCGTGACATCTATAATGGTGAATGCCGAGTAGTCACCCCCAACACCTCGAGACACGTCCACGGTGATGACGTAGGTGCGCTCTCGGTTGGGTTCTTCATACAACAACAATCCCATCTCATTCTGATACACTGGATCCATGCTGCTCATTTGTGCTAAAGTTCTGCCATTAATCAAGGTGTTACTGGAGCCCAGGAACTCACATAACACTTCCTGATTGAACTTCACTTCTCCTAGTGTGCGAAGCTGTTCTTCAGCCCAGGCATCATCTCTCCCGGGAATCTCCCAGTACGGGATGAAGTGGGAAATGAATCCATTCTTGCCTTTTTCTGCTTCGTTCCAGAACTTCCAGAAATGATTGTATCCTAACGGTGTGGATGTTAACAGAATCTTCGTAGTGGTACCGGCAGAAATAGTGGGGTACACAGAAGCAAAGAATTGTTCTGCCACGTTGTTCGGGATGATGGCAGCTTCGTCGATGTACAACCAGTTCACAGATTTACCACGAATACCTGAAGCTGTTGTGGCAGCAGTGAACACTTTGCTGCCGTTCTCCAGTTCCACGTTACCTTTGTTCCAGGTACGAACACCCTGTTGCATCCAGATGGGAAGATGTTCATACATGATTTGATAACGGTCAAGTACTTCACGCGCAGCACTTCCTTTGTTGGCAAGAATGGCTACTGTTTTGCTTTCCTGAAACAATGTGTACCACAAGATACAGGCAGCAGATGTGATGGTCTTGCCTTGCTGACGACCTTCCATCAACACCACTTTTCTATTGTTCAGGATAACTTCCACTTTCTTCTTCTGGCAATCATACAACTTGAACTTCACCAAACCACGGTCCAACGATACAATGTGACAGTAGTGTTCAATGAAATACACCGGGTCTTGTTGACACTTCACAATCTCCTGAATTTCTTCTGGGGTGAACTGATGCTGATACCCGATGGATTTTAAATTGGGATTGCCATGATATGAATTGTTGTTATCCAGCATTCGGATCCTTAATGGTTACAGGTTCCTGTGCCTGTTTCATTGCCTTCAACAATTCATGAGTGGAGCCCACAAACAAATTGTTCTGTGTTTGTATTTTTGGCTTGTCTTCCCTTTCCAAGTCTTTCTTGCGTTTCTGCACTTCCAGCAAATCCTTGGCGGTGTCAGACACAGTTTTGATAAGCTGTCCTGCCACTTCATAGGCACGGGGATGGTCACTGTTCTTGGCGATGTGAAGAATGCCATCAATGGCTTCATTGCCTTTGTCAATCAGTGTTCGAAGCGTTTCTCTGGCGTGAGCTGCATCATCTTCCAATGCCACAGGCACCTCAGTGGTCACTTCTTCCTCAGTTTTCATCACATTGAACTTATCATTTAAATTATCAAATGTCATTATTCACCTGTATAGATTTCATCAAAATCTTGAATGTAACCGTAATTGTCTGTGGGAAGAGCTGTGGTGGGATCTGGTTCTGTGGTGATTCTGGTACCCACCTGTGTGTTGCCTGGCAACCGCCCTTCCAACAAGGTGGGGTCTGCATAGATGTTCTGGATGACCTTCTTGATGAGGTTGGCATCTCGAACATAACCATACATATTCAACTTCACCGTGAAGTTCAAATCCCAGATGACACTCAAACGCTTGTCAAAACTACCTTCCCAGTCATCCTGGTATGTAACATTATCTAGTACAATTTGCAAATCATTTTTCACACCTAGTTCAGGAATGGTGTTGATGGTGACGTTGAAATCTGGATTGAAATAGGGAAGAATTTGCTCAATGATTTGCAATCCATCATCTTGATTCTTGGCAAACACACTCATGCTGATGCCCATGTTGTAGGGTGTGGACACGAATGAATATCTCACACCAGTGGCTGTGGTACCAGAATCATCCACAGCTCGAACATTCTGTCTAACTGCTAGTTTTCTGGATGGGTCATAATTGAAGTTGGTGATTTCAAAACCAATTCTAGGTAGTGTGATGGCAAACGTGGCACGACCTGGTTCCAACACAGGGGCTTCACGAATACGGTCAATGAATTTCTGTTTGGGAGCATAACTCAATGGTACGAACAAACTTTGCACCGTTTCATTGGTGTCATTGGTTCTACGAATCTGTATGTTGTTGAACAATGTACCGAAGGCAATGATGGCTTTTCGGATGTGTTGATGATAGAAATATTTTCCCTTGAACATTAGTATTCACCAAAGGGATTGATGTCACTGAAGTCTAAGATGTCTTGGCCTTCAGTTTCAAAGGAAGCATTGTCACTGAATGGAACCAAAGCGCGAGTACCAAACACTTCTTGTACAATGCTGAATCCTGATTGAAGCAACAACAAGTCGCCAGATTCCATCAGGATGTTGTATTCAAATTGGTCTTGTGAGCTTGCTGTTTCAGCAGCATCAATTTCTTCCACTCCTGTGTCAAACTTTTCAGAAGTGTATTGATACAATTCACAACTCATGCTGTAGATGTAGAACTTGTTCAACTGATAGAACGGATTCAAGTGTTGCACGAACTTGATTTCAAACAGGGCGTTGGTGCGAGGAAAATAAATCAAATCTCCTTCAGCAGGACGACTTGGGATTTGCAACAGTTCATCTGGCACGCTTCCCACAGCATCTTCCCAACGACGCTTAGACACCACGAACGTGGCCTGGTCTGTTACTTGAATACCAAACTTGGTGAACAGTTCGCCGTCACCTTCCCACCCTTGTATGTTGGTCAAATACATTTCAATGGGATAGGCATTTTCAAAACGACTCAACACATCTTCTCCCAGTATCTCATCTTGTTTCACTGAGGTGCGTGGAAGATAGAATACATCATGGCCATATATCTTGATGCTTTCAATGATGAGGTCTTCTAGAAGCCGTTGTTCGTTTGTGGTTCCTTGTGAACTGCCACTTTGAAAATAGAAATTGGTGGCCATGTTAACCTACCATGAAGTCAACAGGCAACTCGTATCGGGTTTGCATTTCTCTTTCCAGCTCATTGATTTCAGCGAGTGCTTCATCAAAGATGACTTGCCCATTCAAAGTGACACCGCCAGGTAGTTGCATGCCACCAAACTTCTTCATGTTTTCACCCCATTGACGCTTGATGAGAGCTGTCACATAGCGGCGAAGAAACATATCATTGTAGATTTCTGTATAGGTTTCTGGATCCAAAGCACGATACACTTCAAACACCACAAAATCTTCCTCTTGAAATGTGGTGTCCATGTCCACATCCAGATGGATAATATCCTTCTTTCTGTTGAACGTGAAGGTGCGAGACCCAGCAAACATATCATCCAACAATTGTAGATGTTGTTTCACTTGTTGATAGTAGATGACATCTGAGGACAACAGGTTGTACATATCATTCAAACGAAACTGATACACCACATCAAAGATGTTGGTGCTGGCACGGCTACTACCAGCGTCACCAAATGGCAACACACGAATCACACCTGTGACAGCATCTGACACAACAAAATCACCTGATGTCCAGCTTTTTTCTGTGTAGGCTGAAGAGCCATGAAGTGTGGTAGAGAATCCAGATGTGTCACCAGTGATGGTTTCACCGTTACTGAATGTACCTTTCACCTTGCGAATCTTCAAGACGTTACTGGCCTTTACAGCATACACCTTGGCAGTGGCACCTGAGGTGGCACCTGTGATGGTTTCATCAATGATGAACTGTGAAGCAAAAATGGTAGACAAACGAACTTCTGATGCTTCTACTTGTGCCTTCAGATACACGCGCTCCACACCATCAAAATGATATTCATTCCAGTAATCAATGGCATCTTGCACTCTGTCTTCCACTTGGTCATCATCAACATTGATTTCAATGACAGGAAACCCAAGGCGGCGAAGGCAGTAATCTTTTAATTCTTGGCGGGTTGTGATTGCCATGAGTAGTTACCTATTGCTTGTTGATTTTGGTTTCCAATTCATCAATCTTCTTTTGTTGTTCCTTGATGGCTTCAATCAAGAGTGGGACCAACTTTTCATACTTCACAGTTAAATATTGTTCATCAATGGGTGCTGGTGCTACGGCCTCCGGAAGAACTGCCTCTACTTCTTGGG